CTAGGAAGTATTTATAGTCCATTATAGACTCTTAGTCCTATCTTGGCATAAATTCGTCAAGAGGGACTAGCTGGCACTGGGCAACCAGCTAAGGGCACAAAGGTATTAAAGCCCAATAAAACATTCACAATCATCATAAGTTTTTAGGCATTGAGAGCAATCATCATCAGACTCGTTTTGTAATTGAGGTATGGTTAACTTATCTAAATCTTCTATATCAATTAAAGGTTGATAGTTCAGAAACAGATCATTAATTCTTCTCTTGGACGAAAAATCAGACATGGATAAAAATTTTCCTTGATGTTCATACAAATATATATCCATCATAGGGTGACAAGAATATATCATTTCTTTAATTACATTATCTCCATGTTTTCCCAAATTATTCATAAGATAATTCACTCGTAATCTATCATTAGTAACAAGCAATTTGGCTGTAACCATAGCAAATTTAACACGTAAACCAGATACATATATCTCTAATTTTCCTTGATCTATTAAATTATTTGACAATAAGTTTAGATGATTTAAAACCAACTCACCAGGATTGGGATTAGATTGGTTTGAAAAGATTGTGCATGTCGAAGAAGAAGTGATAGCAGGCAAGTGCGTGGAATTCGAAGATATGGGCATTGTTATGTTTTGATCAGCATTTTGATAATAAGGTGGTCCTCCACCTGCAGTGGTAAAAACGTTCTTAACATAATTCAAAATTGATCCACCATTAGTATGTACAACATAAGCGCCAAAAAGTAGACCGCCAACCCATAATATATTAGTTAGGTAGTTGCCACTTTGCTGAGCTGTGACAACCCCAGGTGATACACCTGGTGTAAATTCCAATTCTTGAACATTATACAGATTAGTTACTTCAGTTCCAAATGAACTAGACGAATCAGCGCCACTACCTGAATATGATTGAGAAGACCATTCAGAGTTTGTAGATCCGGTTGATAGCTGAGGCGTCATCAACCTAACAACATAGTGAACATGCAACTCGCCTATGATGTCAGAGTTTGGTTGACCTCCAACAATCAACTGAAAGTTACCAGTATCATAAGTTTTTATATCTTGATTGGCAGAAAGTGCTCCAACCCTAATATACCTTTGTTTTAGTTTATGTAGATTTTGAGAATCACAAGAATATACCATTGGTCTCCACGAAACGACATCTTTAGATGGTCCTTGCATTGCTTGTTGTTTGGTAGAATAAAGCGGATCACCTGCATCATAATCTATAGAATATATGACATAACCACCAGTTGATGTCGATGTGGTTGGTTTGAATATAAAATCAAGACGAATAAAATCGTAAGTTTCGTAATTTTGCGAAATAGCTGCCAACCAAGGAAACAATTGGGGTAATCCTGGATTCACAGCATAAGGCACATTTGTAAAAGCAACATTTCCAGCTATATCTGACACAAATTCAGTATGTTCAATGAGTACCATTCCTCCTCGTTCATTTTGATATTGTGGACTTTTGTTCGCACTTTTAAAACCTAAGCTAGTAGGAGCTTTTTGATACGATGTTCTGGGTCTTCTTCTTATAATATTGTTACGCATAGTTTTCTTTGCACGTACCAAATTCGCATTTGGACGTCGCGTTCTACGCACAACACGAACTCTTTTAGTTTTTGATATTCTATTGTTTCTATTTTTAACCATTTTATTTGACATGCTATTACCGCACTAAATAATTATTCTCTATATAGAATTTCTGTCCAGTTTGTAGATAACTGACAACTAATGTCTGATCCCATCAAACGTATATTTAAATAATTTATTATATTTAGACGGTTTCGAAAGAATAGTTTGTATATTATTATATATTCGTTCCATTCGTATTAGAGGAGGTTTTTCCATCAACTCTTTAGGGTATGTAGTAGCTCCCAACAATATACTCTTATTGAAAGTATACTCATCATAAAACAATTGGTAACAATATGGTATATAATTATATATATGAGTTGAGAATATTATAGGTAATTGTTGAGTTTGTCTGATCTCTTGTTCTATCTTATATTGAGCTAATATAGGTATAGAATATAATTTTTCAACTAACAATCTAGTATTAAGTGGAACCTCTATTTCGAACATTTCAGGGTTTCGCAGGTATTCTTCTCTATTATTAAAATATTCTTCAGATAAATAGGTATTCATTGTTGCTTTTATAAATTCATTGGTAGGCTCAATATTTGGTATGAGTCTAAGCACAGTTTTAGCTAATTCATAGAGTATAGGCATACCAGGATATTGGAATAACGTAGAATAAGCTTTACATTTCAATAATAATTGTAATTTCCGTTCCGAAGCAGCAAAATATTTCTTATTCAGCCAAAAAAAATCAGATATATATGACATTGGATCTGTTACATTAATCATATCTTTTTCATCCATCACTATACCACAGAATGATAATTCAGTCAAATTATTTGATTTTTGAATTTTAGTATTAAGGCCTACCCGTGCATAATCTTCAGGAGTTAGTCCCGTTCCTAATTCTCTATGAATGCCATCATCACCCTCAATATATATCTTAAGTTCAAATGCTTCTTCACCATATTTCTGATAATATAAGAACATAGTAGATATTAAGTTATATATACCATTACCAGATGATGTGTTCATCTCGCCGCTCATCCTAGTACAATGTACCACAAATCTAAAAGTTTTAAAACGACAAAAATTAAAATTCCTAATTACATTGTCAAAATACCACAAAAAATCTTCAGTACCTGGTACATTTTGAAGAATATGTTTATAAACTATTCTTTCTATTCCTAACATAGTATCACGAAAAGAAGCTTCATATGTAGAGTGATCAGAAGTATTATAAGTTGCCCCTTCTTGCGTTAAATCATCAATTATTTTCTTTGGTCGTAGAGCATGTGGAGTCTTCTTAATAAACCAGGGGAGAGAGAAGATAATTTTGTCAATTAGAGCGAATTTTGGACCGACAAGTGTTTTGAACTCATCTGTCCTAGAGAATATATTCCTGGGATATTTATATGAATTAGTTTCATGATTTCCAATGGTGTCGGTGGCATACGGTTCATCTTTGATGAAACAGTTGACCACAAAATGTTTGGGGTCAAACGGATCCCTGATATTATTGAACTTTTTGAGGAGTTCAACTCTACGACTGACTGGATAATTTTTACTTTCCAACCACTCAGCGACTGTAAGGAGTTCATGGGGTTGAGCGATGCGCACAAATTTGTTGCAGAAAAGTTTTGTAAATTGTTCCATTTGATTAATTGTGGTAGGGTCAGGTGTGGGAGTGATAGTCGCAGACCTTTTACATAATCCCAAAATTGAATTATACTGACAGCCAGTATCGGGCGTAGGACATTTAGAACGTAAATTAGCCCCATAATTGACAGACATGATACACCTATAATTACTGCCTTCTTCCGTAGGTTTTGTGATAATGATATCGTTCTTAATTTTGGGGAGTTTTGGTAAGTTAACCTCAAGCGCTCGGTATCCGAGCGAAACCCGTCTAACAGTATATCGTAAGAAGGCTTTTGGAGAAAAAGATTTTGATTCAGGATTTTCTTATTCATAACATATGTAGCCATTGTAGTATTATAACCAGATAGCTGTTTTTCCAATATTAGTGATCTATCAAAATTTACAGAATTTGTTGCTGCCACAGTTCTATTTATCTTATTCCATGTATCCATATCCGTGGCAGAAAGCATCAATACATCACTAGATGATATTTGCATTATATTTTCTATAGGTAATTTCTGTATGTCTGTACCCAAAACATATTTTAAAAAAGTTACTATTTTACTATCTATCATATTTATACCTAAAATTTGAACTATTCTTACAAAAATATTTAACATGATGTGTCTTATATATACAGAAATATTTGGAGTAATTTTATTTATTTTTAAGAATTTTGTAAGTATTAATTCGGAACAATCGCTCACAGACACAGCAACATAATATGTTTTATTGTCGATATGTTTTAATTCTGTTTTCTTCTGATAATCAGTCCTATTATCAGTATCTATAGGATCATTTGCTCGAAATATAACTTTATAATTAACATTTACTAACTTGGGATCATTAATTAACATATACGCTAACATAGATTTTATCGCTATTATTGTGGCTGAAGAAAAAAAACCATTCAATATTATTGGCAATCCCACATATTTACATATCCCTATAACAAAGTTATTAATTAAACTATCTATTTTTAATTTATTAATTATTTTTGATGTAAAGTAGCCAACGACCAGCGTATTAACTGTAAAATTCACAGCGTCAAAGAAATCAATACCTTTATCTATATTCGCATCGAACTGCAAATTGTCAATTTTATCCGCTACTATAAATTCATCTATATCAAGTGGTTCTGGCGGTCCTTCAACTATATCTTCTGAATCGTCCAAATCAATACCACTATCATCACCAGATCCATTATTATTATTATCATTAAACCTCCTATAAAATTCATGATTTTTCTTAAAATTTATTTTTTCTCCTCTCGAATTGATATAAGATCTAATTAGATTATTATTATTACAGTTAAATATATTAGGTTTATTATCAGATTGCATCATTACCTTAGATGAGTTGTAGACACGATTATTATATTTAAAATCTATATATTGACCCTTGGACGTATACATACCTGACGTATGCTGGTCATACTGACCATTAAAATTATTTTGAATTTTAGCACAAAAATTACTACTATTATTTTTCTTGGATTTTTTATCGCTCTTATTTTTAGCTAATGATATTTTTTCTTTCTTTCTATCATATTGTAGATCAGCTATTCTCTTACATTTTTCGGTAAATGGATGTGGACCAGACCTATCAATCCTATTAGTAAGCTTATTTATCGATATTTCTGCATATCCGCGTTTAATTTGTTGTTCTTTATTATTATTCCCCCGAACTATTATAGGTACTGATTCTCTATTAAAGGCCATTATAAAATAGGATCTAACATAATCAAATTGGTCGAAAACATCCAAATCTATCCAAAACACTTCATTTTTATATTCAACTAAAAGTGGTCGTTGTATTTTCGCGAGCTGATTTTTCGAACGTCGTGATATTATTCTATCCCCGCCCGGTCTTTTCTTTCTCGAGCCAAATGGGCATTTATTATAATCACGGTCATAAGGTACTGACGCCTGCCAACAATTTAAATATTTACATACACTACACAGATGAGCGTCAACAAAGATCGGCTCATATTCTAAGACTGAGCATATTTCTATTATATTAGCACCAGTAGAATTTTTAATATCCATAAGTAACATTTTTATCTCTGATCGTTTGAAAAGGCATGGAGTAAATTCAGCATCATCAAAAATAGAAAACAAATTTTTCAAACTTAGTAGTATCTTTTGATATTTATTATAAGTCAATATCCGATATTTATTGGGAAGCTCATACGGTTTAAATTTAACACCATCAATCGTTATCTTATCATTAAATAAATCGGGCGTTTGTTGAGTAACCACGTATGGTCGAGCATAGCTACATATGATTTTAGATAATCGTTTCATATTTATATATTGATATGAGTTATCTCCATTGGTATTTCCGTATTCATTACTATTATTCTTAGTTCTATCTAATCCTTTGCAATAAGAACAGTCGGGTTTATCACCTTTAAACCACAATTCACTTTTGCCGCATTCTATATGTTCTATATAATCCATTTCTGCCAGCAATTTTTCTAAATTATTTTTACTCTGAGAGGAGTGTTGCAATTGAATGTCACCATTTCGATCGACATTAAAAATTTGTTGTTTATTTTTACCTATTTTAAAGGTTCGCGTGGTGCTATTTTGGCTTGCAGTTTTGTTCATTTTTATTTGGATTGACAATTTCTTGCTTCCAAGAAATTTCGAAAGAAAGGCAGTGCGTGAACTATACAGACAAAAGGTCGAACACAGAGCGCCGTCGACGAGCTGCCATACTGAATTCCTTGTAAATTCAGGCATGTGTCGTATAGGAAGCATAAAGCTTCTGGAACATTTTATAGCATATCTCTTACTTAGGGAGATAAGGTTCCTGCGTATTGTCTCGTCATCGCACTGATTGCTCGGAGGCTAAACCCTTGTCCTATCATTAATGATTAGGGGAATACGCTCTAATAGAGAGAACTATGTTAAAACTGTTTGCCGGAAAAGGAATCGCACCTAAACCGGGTTTAAACATAATTTTCAATATCAGTTTTATTTTTATTACATACACCACCGCACTGGCGTATGTAGGCCGAAGCCCCAACGTTATAGGCGCAATATCGCGCGGAAATAACACGTT